GCGGGTCAGCTCATAGCGGATCGTTGATCGCGGGCCGGGCAAGAACGAATGGCGCATTAGCTCAGCCGGTTAGAGCGACGGAATCATAATCCGCAGGTCCCCTGTTCGAATCAGGGATGCGCCACCAGGATTTACGCGGCCCGCAGCGATGCGGGCCGTTTTCGTTTTGCTCCGCAATCCGCTCCGCGCTCCGCAATTCGGGGTTCTATACTGGCCGGAACTGCCAGTCGGAGACCCCCATGTGCGGCCGCATCGTCCAGAAGAACAACCGCGACGACTATCTGGAGACCCTGATCCGGGCGCCCCGCGCTGGCGAGCTGTTCCCGCCGGACCCGGTCGGCCCGCGCTACAACATCCCGCCCGGCACGCGGCCTCTGACGCTGCATGAATTCCAAGATGGCACGATCCACGTCGAACGGATCTTCTGGGGCTACAAGCCGCAGAACTGGGCCCGGGCGCCGATCAGCAACGCGAAGATCGAAACCATCGCCGCCGGCCGCTGGCCGTGGAATTGGCTGATGAAGGAAGGCGGCCGGATCATCGTGCCGGCCAACGGCTGGTACGAATGGAAGTGGCTGACCGATGACCCGAAGGGGCCGAAGCAGCCCTATTACATCCACCACGCCAACGACGAGCCGCTGTTCTTCGCCGCGGTCACGGCGTGGCGCCCGGGGCGCGAGCATGGCAAGGACAACGGCATGGCCATCGTGACCAATGACGCACGCGGCGGCATGGTCGATGTCCACGACCGGCGACCGGTGGCGCTGGCGCCTGACCTGGCGCTGGGATGGCTGGACCCGGCGACGACGCCGGCGCGCGCGGCGGCCATCTTGGCCCAGGGCTTGCCGGAATCGGCCTTCACCTGGCACAAGGTCCGGCGGGAGGTGGGCAATTCCCGCTACGAGCTGCCGGACGCCATCGAGCCGGTCGAGGAAGGGGAGTAGCCATGGAAGCCGAACAGCACTGTGCGATCTGCGACGAAGACCTGGAGAAGATCGCCATGGATGCCGGCGTGTTGCCGCCCGGAGGGAAGATGACGCCCGAGTTACTGGAGTACACCCGCACCGTCGTGGGCAAATGCGCCAGCATTGGCGACCGGTACACGGATGAGGACGGAACGGCGGGCGACGAGATCCGCGCGGCCTTCGGGCTGGCGTAGGAATATACTGGATGGCCGTCCAGTAGCTTGGAGGCCATCGTGTCACACAGCCACCTCATGCAAGCCCCTGATCGGCCAGGCGGGTGCTGGGCCTGCCGGCATTGGCACGGCGAAACGGCCTCACAGGGAACACATGCCGTCTGCAGGTATGAGCCGGGCGCCGTGTCCGTAAAGCCCCTTCCTCAAACCGGCTGCGCCTTCTGGGAATACGACGGCAGCTGGAAGACCAGGCGCGAGTACCAATATCCGAAGCGCCGGCCGCGGTAGCCCGTAACGTCACTGCGAGACAGGCGCTCGCGCTTCGGTGCTGAGGGCACCCCGGATGTATCCCTGCAGACCGGTCACTTGGTCAGCGAGCCCTGCAGCATATCGGACCACTTCGTCATATCGTCCTGCGCACGCTGCAAAAGCTCCGATGACATCAGGGCCGGCGGCTGCATCAGCTCCGGCGCCGGGCTGGGATTGCGCGGGGGCGCGATGGGATTGCAGGCCGGCAAGCTGTGCGCGCAGCCTGCCAACAGCAGCATCGAGATCAGCGGCGCGCTTCTGTGTGGCCAGGACCTGGCCGCGATACTTCGCATATTCTTCCTCGGCTTTTTGTTGTGCCGCCTGTTCCTGGGCCCGGTACTGGTCCGCAAGCATGGCGGCCGCCGCTTGGGCTTGCAACTCCGCCATGGCTCGACCGGCGGCGTACTCGTGCCGGCCGTACCAGTCCAAGCCGGCCACCATAGCCAGAGCTACCAGTACGCCGACCGCCAATACGATGAGATAGGCGCGCATGGGTCAGAACAGCAGCGCGCCGATGGTGAGGCCGATCAGCGACCCGGCGCCGAAGGCCCACGCAATGACGGTCCAGGGGCGACGCCCAGCGGCGGACGACACCAGCGTTTTGGCAGCATCAACGGCCTGGCCGATGGCACCGGTGAGCGGCAGTTCAGCGGCTCGCATGCCGGACTGATCCGGCTGGTTTTTTGTCGAGGTGGCGTCTTGCGTTTGCTCAGTCATGGGTCACCTATCGAGGTGGGTTGGGGGAACTTTGCTCGCACACCCACTGGTCTGCGTTGCGGCGATCCACAAGGCCCGGCAGCGGAACAAGCACGCCACCCTTTCTTCCGTTGATCCACTTCAGCAACTCTGCGCACCCGCCCGCGTAATCGCGCGCATTGAACTTGCGCCGCATGGTGGAGGCGGCCAGGTTGCCTTCGCCGAGGTTGAACGTGTAGTCGATCAGGGCGGCACGCTGCCATTCGGTCAGCGGCACTTTGATCTGCCGCCGTACCGCGACGTCAGCTTCGGCCAGGTCCTGCGCCTTCAGCGCATCGCATTCGGCGTCGGTGTACCGCTTGCCCGGGATGACATCAGGGCCCGTGTGGCCCTCGCAAACCGTCCAGACGCCGACCGGGTCCTGATACGGAACATGCTTGCGGCCTTCGAAGTGGCTCACGAGGACGCCTGCGATTGCCAGCGCGCCGGCCAGAGCGGCGGCGGCGTAGCCTCGCCAGCCGACGGTCAGAGTCCCGAGAGACATAGCCGCACCTCATCCAGCCGACGGTTGTACAGGCCCCGCACGAACACCAGTCGGCCCTTGTCGTCGGTGACGTAGGACCAGACCGGCGCACCGTTAGGTGCATGCGCCAGGGCGTTGCAACCCTCACGCAGGCGACCAGCGTTGATCAGGCCCACGGCCCGGCTGGCGCAGGTGGACGACACCCCGAAGTTGTGTGCGTGGCTGCTGAGGGCGTCGAAGATCGTCTGGCTGATCGCCACGTCGATGCAGTCAGCCAGTTGCAACTGCCCCTTGCTCACCACCAGGCGCTCGACCTGCTCACAGCGTTCGGGCGACCAGTAGTCACCCACCACCAACGGCTCGGGGCTGGTGTGCTCGGTGATGCCCTTGCAAACCGTAGGCAGGCCGCCGGCCAACCTATCGGCATAGACTACGTTCTGCCCTCCCCCCTCCCATTTCCCGAGGAATGATTGCAGCTGCGGCGAGAACAGCGCCAGCGCCCCCGACGCAATAAGGGCGGCCGCGCCGCCCGTGATCTTGGCCCCCAGCCTCATCACGCCCCCCGTCCCATCCACCAGTCGCGCACCAGGCGCCAGTATTTCGGCACCAGCAGGCCAATCTGCATGGCGAGATACACCAGCGTGGCCAGCGCCACCCACTCGTTAAGCGTCAAACCATAAAAAACGGCGCCGCCGGCGCCGATGCCCATCTTGACCATCGCCGCTTGGTCGTCCTGCATCGTCGTGCTCCTGTTGTGGGTTCGCATCGCTGCCCTCCCGTATGGACGAAAAAAAGCCCGCGATTAGCGGGCATGAAAAAGCCGCCCGTAGGCGGCTCGTTATCGATGAAGCGGGGTCAGGCCGTGCCGAGCGCCTGCCCGGTGCCCGAAACTGGCGTCCGCGCGTGCTTGTAAAGCCGAATGAATGGGTACTCGATGGCGTAGGACGCCACCACCGAAATGGCCACGCTGATGGCCAGGTAAGAGGCCCACCCCGACGACAGCGGAATCACCAACATGTGCACCAAATAGAGCGGGTAGGCCAATCTGGCGATGATATTCACCGGCGCACAGGACCAAGGCTTGTCATAGACGCCGTACACGATGGCCGCGAAAATCGACGCCAGCAGGGTCGGAAAGACTGCTGTTTCCCAGGTCAATAGCGCCATGCTGGGGAAATAGTCTGCTTTCGGGATATTCCAGATGTAATGGCAGATCACCACGAGACCTACCATTCCCCCTATGAGCAGAACACCGCGCAGCGCCCACAAACCACGGTGCACCGCATATGCAACAGCCACGCCGAAGAGCAGCTCGTCATACCGGAAGTATGGGCGTAGAAAGTAATAAAAGTGCCAGTTCGGATCGACAGGATTCAACGTTGCGATGATCGAGAATCGCAGCCAAAGAAAGCCCGCTGCAAGCGCCAGCAACCCCAGCCAGACAATCCGAGCCTTGCAAAGCGCAAAGAGCACCAGGGGTATCGTGGCGTAGAAAACCATCTCAACCACCAGACTCCATGTAACGACGTAGTACGGCAGGTCGATGCCCCACAGGTCATATATGAGCGTCTGAAGGAAAACCGCGTGAGAGGCCGCCATCCGGCCCAGCGCGCCTATGTCCGTGACGAACCCAGTCAGGTACAGCTGGAGCAGATAGCACCCAATGGCGATGGCGTACAGTGGGTAAATACGAAGCAGTCGGTTGGAGAAATATCCCCAGTAGTTGAATCGCCCGGCGTCGAAATTTTTGAGCAGGATGGTGCCGATGAGAAACCCGGACAGGATGAAAAACAGGTTAACGCCTATCCACCCGACGCGAACCGACGTTGAGTCGTAATGCCACAACACAACTGCCAGAATGGCAATTGCGCGCAACAGGTCAAGACCGCGATATTTACTGTCATTCGACAGGTAGCCCCACCACTCCGTCGTGTATTTCATTAACTGCATGGATACCCACGCCTCCGTTTTATTCTTGGATTTCGCAGTGTACCAAACATGTTAAATATTGTTTCTACCGGAACGAGAGGGTAGGCTGGGCCGGCACATAGCCGGCCGCCTCCCTACTCGCCGGCAGCGTTAACTGGCCACCTCGTCCGGGCCGGCCGGCTGAAGCAACTCTGCGCGCCGCTCCTTGAGCTGCTGGATGGCGTAGCGGTCCTGCGACAGCGGGCCGAAGTCTGGCAGCTTGAGCAGCGCCTTGTAGTGCGGCCAGTAGCGATACAGGATCTGGTA